AAACTGCACACCCTCTGGTATTTTGGCCCAAAAAGAATGAGACAGTCTTTTTCCCGATTTAGAGCCGAGAACATCGATATATGCGCTTTGTCCAGGAAATACACCATTCGAACTCAACTTCATCGAGTGGGTAGACGTATGACTTTCTGTCGTGACAATATCCCCTTTATTTCCGAGATTATCTGCCACGAATGTAAAGCCATGTACGCTTCCCTCAAAATCCCACGAAGGAAGCTCGTTTACGCCAATACCCACATTAAGAGGCCAGTCATTTGAATATGTCACGACACCTGTTGCGTTAACTGGCCCGTCGCCCGCCACAATATTATACGCCCAATACGTATCATGATAGTCCGTATCGACTTGGCTTAACGTGAAGTGTACATTCGACAGGAATAACCCGCCCTCTTTTACGGTTTCATTTACGAAAAACAACGGTCTGGACATGCCAGGAGGGAAAAACTCACTATCCGTAATCGAGACTTGGGTTCCATCGTTGTTCAGAATGAACCAGTAGTCGGCGAATTTGTCTGACTCAAAATGGCATCCATAGAATGATGCCCTCCCTTGGTGCATCGTTGCGATATTTGTAAGGAAGTCGAAGGAGCAGTTGACAAAATTGAGGATGCCATCAGACCGCCAACATTTGATACCTGTCGCTTCATTCATGTTGTTAACGAACGTCGTTCCGTAGAATCCGATTCGTTCAAAATAGTCTTCGCCCCCGTCTTGTATGTCGAGCAACAGGGTGCCTCGTAGGCATCCTCCGATAAAGTTCCAGTTCCATGAATGGCTGAAAGACTGGATGCACGTAGGGAAGCTATCGATCAGGCAATCATGGAACGAGAAGTTCGATACGCCTGACCTTGTTTCTTTCCCTTCCAAGTGGATTCCAACAGCGTTATCTCCACTTTTCCATTTCAAGTGTAGCCCATAAACCCCCATTGTCGCAGTTTCTATTATGCCATCATAGCTTTCCTCAAACGATACAGATTTGAAGTCGAACTCATTGACCAATCTGAGTGCCGGATTAGCTCCGTCGCTCAGAATCGTTGCGCCGTATGCCTCTACTCTGATAGCATGAATGTCGATTTCAATGGTGTCCGTGATGCGATACCGTCCAGGAGGAAACAGGAGTGTTCCACGACCGTTGCTGCTTCGTTTAATTTCACTTATCCCCCGAGTGATGGCATAAGTATCGTCTTTTACGCCATCTCCCTTGGCTCCATAATCTTTCACGTTATAAATGACATCGCGCCAAATTGCCCGATTCCTCGCCGCCGCTGCATACTGACGTGCGACTTCTTCAGTTGCTTGAATCAACAGACTCCCCTCCCTACGTTGTAAACGTCCTTTATCTGATGCGGTCTTGCTCGTTTAGACCGCCAATATTCCATTTCCACCGCGTTATATTGCGATACGAAAATATTGACCGCCTCACCGTCCCGGTCGTACTCAGCCAATTCTTTGCACGCCGCATAAACGAGCAACATATGCCAGGCGCTATCAAGATCCGGCGCAGCACTCGTATTGCTTGCGGAAAGTTCGGTAGGCTCCATATAATGGAACACCGTAAGGCCGCTTGTCACGTCTTCTTCAGGCGTGGGATATATTCCGATGCAGTTGTCTTCCGTGATGTAGTAGTAATAGGGCTGTGCGTCATACTTTATGTTCTGGTACGGGTATTCTCGCCCATTTACCACCACGTCGATGATGTTCTCGGGCGAGTAGTCGATTGGATAGAACGGATTGTCTGCGATCAGGTCATAAGTTGTCGCCGTCTGCGGTTTGTAGAGTGTGCGAAAAATCCTTTTTTGCACGTCATTGATGATGCTGACAACTTGCGCGTTCGTGTAGCTGTGCGGATATTTCAGCGAGATCATGTCCAAAATTTCTTGAAGCGTCACCTTCTTCCACCCCCTGCATACTAAAAAAGCAGGCAGAGCCATTAAAGCCCCGCCTGCTATGGTTGGTAGACAAATTATTCGCTTTTCGGCGGTCTACCGCGTGTTGCTTTCTGCTCCACGAACCCTGCCCGTAGCATGACTTGCTTCTGCTCCTCGTTACGCGCAACGAGCGTTTCGCCGTTGGGAGCGACCATGACATACATATCAACACCCCCCCATTAGGCCGTTTTGTGGATATACACCGCAGCCGACTTGTTGTTCAGCACGAAGGCGTCATAAATCACGCGACCTTCCACCAGCCAGCCGTTGATGCCAGGCGGGTTGTCGTGAATCTTGTAGTCTTGAAGCTTCGACGCCGCGACCGTCGCGACCGGATGGCACATGATGAAGGCCGTGTCGGCCGGGAAGTACGAGGACGGAACCAAGATGATCCGTACCCCGTCAACCTCGCCGACTTGGCCGTTGACGAGCATCTTCTGCCCCATTTCGGACGCCTTGATGAAGCTGTTGTCGAGTTTCAGGAACGAGTAGTATTGCGGCGTCACGAACGCGATCCGCCCGCTGATCGGCACTTTGTTGTCCGACATGTACTCGCCGCCAGCCAGCAGCACTTGATAGGCGTTCGTTGCCGTTACCGCAGCGGTTGCCGTGCCTCCTGCCGCGGTTGCGGCCGTCGCCATCACCGTAAGGCGGTAAGAGTCGATTTCAGGCACAATCACTTCGTCGATCTGCCGCGCCAGCGCTTTCCCCGCGTCCTTCACGCCTACTTGTTCGATCTTGTTCCCACGGTCAATTGTAAACGTGAACGAACGGTCTTTCGTGACCGTCAGCGTTTGGATCGAGTCCTGAAGTTCGGAAGCCGTTCCGTACCGAGCCAGACCCGTTCGCTGGTAGTCGTTCATCGCGACAGTAGGGATGGAGTAGACGTTAATCGACTTCACTCCCGCCCAATCGTATTCGCGGTTTACGCCTGCTTCCGTCAGGGATTTGAGTTTGAATCGTTCGTCTACCTTTGTTGAGTATTTTTCGGCCAGATTGATAGCCATTGATGATCACTCCTTAGACAGAATCAAACCCCTCCAGGAAAGCGTCTTTCGCCTCGGTTTCGACACCGCCATTTGCCGTGACGCTCCCCACAGGGGCTCTTTTGGTGTTGGATTCGTTTTGTTTGGCGATTTTCAACTGATTCCGCAATTCTTTGTTGTGGTACTCCATGTAGGCGTACTTGAGCGGTACGCCTTTCTCGAACGCCTCACGTACCTCATTCGGTATGGTGTCCTTGTCAGGGTCGAAAGGACGTTCGTTCACGGCTTGGAAGTAGTCGAAAAACTCGCTGATCTGTTGGTCCCGTTTCGCCTGTTCTTCTTTCTCTGCTGCCAGACGCTTTTGTTCTTCCCTAAACTTCCGGCTCTCCGCTATCTCCTTTAGCACTTCTTCCGGGACGATATCGCCGTACTTGTCCATGATCTCTTTCTCCATCATGGCCTGCCTATACTCGGCCTCCGTTGTGATGGGTTTGCCCTGCCACACGAGGCCCATATCGGCAATCAGTTTGTCCCGCGCCTCCTGCGCCGCCCGCTCGATGGCTTTCTCGTAGTTCATGCCCTTTTGAGCAAGCAGAACGGCTTCCTCAATCGGAACTTCTCGCTCTTCGTGGTTGTACTTTAGCTTGAGCGTCTTCGGCGGCTCTGGCGTCGTATCCGGCATCGTGTCCGGTGTATCGGGCGGTGTGGTATCCTCTCCCAAAACCGGATTTTCGGGAGTTTCCGGATTCTCTTGCGTCTCCTGCGTTTCTTCTGCCTCTGGTTGGGCTTGGAAGTCAGCAGGGTCAAGTTCAAATGCGTCTTCCGTCGTTACAGACATGTTGTTACCTCCTTGGGCATGGTGGCCCAATATTTAAGGGCTACCGCTGCTCTGCGATAGCCCCGTGGTTACGCTATTGCCGGGACTCTCCCGGCGAGTTGTGCCAATGCGTCCATCTGTGCTTGAGCCTGTGCCTGCGCGGCCATCCTCTGCCGGATCTCGTCAATAAGCTCCTGCTTCTGCGGGATGTACTCATCAGGCACGCGCTCAAGGTACTGCACGATATCCAAATGCCCCGCCGCAAGCATGTTGTCGAGCGTTTGGAGCGCGGCGATCTGCGACCAGTACGACGATTCGCCAACGTCCGCCTTCACGTCGAGCCACATGTCCTTGAAGATACTGAAATCAAAAGGCTCCTGAACTTTCACGCCGTCAACTTCGCGCACAATCGGACGCAGGCCGTAGTACGTCCCCATCATGTCGAACAGAATTTGTCCAATATCCTCAATCCACTCGTAAAGATTGGCCTTCGGGTTTTCGAGTGGAATAGCAGAAGCCTTCTGTACCGCGATAATCGCGGATGTGTTTTTCGGGTCGATCTGCCCGAGCGCCGCGTCACTCGCTCCGAGCAGTTCTTTGGTGTACTGCATGACCAGTTCGATCACTTGCACGATCTGGTTGGACATATTGGACGGGTTGAGATACGTCGCAACGTTTTGCAGATTCGTTTCAGGCCCTAACCCCGTTACCGGAATTGCCTCGCCCACCGCGTTGCTCCACAGGTCGATAACGTCCGCGTTATAAACGGCCTTCGGAAACGCGGTCATCATGAGGTGGTACATGACCATCGCAAACATGCGGTTGATAAAGATTTGGTTCGGCAACAGTCCCGTCGCCAGCGCCCGGCCGTGGTAGGTGTTCTTTTGTTCCTCCCAGTTCCCCCACGCGATCGGGTAGCGGCTTAAGCCCGTATCTATGTCCTTGTAGATGTAGGCGTTACGCACGCTTTTTGATGCCGTTATTGTGCTATATTCTTCCTCGATCTGCTCACCCGAGAACGGGTCGAGAACTTTGCGCTTTTTCTTGACTTTGCGGTAGACGATGATGTACAGCGCCTTGCCGCTCTCGTCCGACTCAACCTCTATTTGCCCCATTTCCCCAGCCTGATACTCGTATTCCTTGTCCGGCTGGATGTTCTCTCGATCCTGCTCAGACTGGCGGTACATCTTGGCCTCGGCCCGGAGGTTTTCGACCGTATCACGCCCGGAAATGATGATATACGGCTGGTCTTCGACCTTGCGATTGTTCGCGTTTCCGAAAAAGACGTTTGTGCCGTCCACTAACTCCATACAGATTTCGCCCTTGATTCCAGGCGCGTAATTGTACGGGCGCTTGTTCGGGTCGAAGTAGAAATGCGCGCAGTAGTCGCCGGTGATCGCGCCGTCAAACAGGGCTTTGCGCGTCATAAACTCCATTTTAAATTTGTCGAACAGCATTTCCGTCTGCCGGTTCGCCACGTCCGCAGCGTCGATCTCCTGCGTCGGTGTGTTGTCCGCCAGCATCAGCGGTTCGTAGTGGAGTTTTGCCTTGGACGTGGTAAGCGACGCCACGAAAAACGTTATGACACGCTTGATGATGTTGAACACCGG